TGCGGAGGAGAGCTTGTGTTCGGAGGTGAAGAATGAAGGTGCTAATTGCCTGTGAGTGCAGCCAGACGGTCTGTAAGGAGTTTAGGGCGTTAGGGCACGAAGCTTACAGCTGTGACATAGAAGAGTGCTATGGCGGTCATCCGGAATGGCATATACAGGGTGATTGTATTGAAATTATTGATGGTGGGGTAACATTTAAGACAGAGGATGGAATCTCACATAGTATTGAAGGAGCGTGGGATTTAATTATTGCACATCCACCTTGTACTTACTTGAGCAATGCAGCGACAAGAAGCCACAGCCTGAAGGGTGCCACACTTGAGCAAATTAACGCAAGGACAAAAAAGAGGATAAAAGCACAAGAGTTCTTTATGAAATTTGCAAATGTAAATTGCAAAAAGGTGGCTATAGAAAACCCGGTTGGGGTGATGAATACTGTATATAGAAAGCCGGACCAAATTATAGAACCGTATCAATTTGCGGAGTCTGTGGAAGATGATGAAAATTATGTAACTAAAAGGACTTGCCTATGGCTGAAGGGGCTTGAGCCTCTGTATATTAATTACCTACCAAGACCGAACAATGCAGAAAAATACGGTAGGTGGTCAAACGGTAAAGCTGGGTGTTGGCACGAGGTTCAGAGGCAGAAAAACAGGGCAACGGTGAGAAGTAAGACATTTCCCGGCATTGCAAGAGCTATGGCGGAACAGTGGGGAGGTAGAAATGATTGAGGGTTTAGCAAGACAAGTTTTAAGGCACTACGGCGTAATACATCAAAAATCAAAGACAATCGAAGAGCTTGCAGAGCTTATAGTAGCATTGCAAAAAGACCTACTTGAGGGTAAAGAAAAACACTCAAGGGCGGTGCTTGAAGAGATAGCAGATGTTAAAATTATGCTGATGCAGATGCTTTGTGATGAAGACGACGAGGAGTTTGTCGAGAAAATAATGCGACAAAAGTTAGAGAGACAACTAAAAAGGATTGAGGTGAGTGAGTGACGGCAAAAGAGTATCTAAGACAATTGAAAACGCTTGATTGTCTTATAAAAGCCAAGGAGCTGGAGAAAGAAAGATTGGATGAATTAACAACTAAGACCAGTGTAAATCTATCCGAAAAAGTGCAAGGTGGAGGCAGTGGCGGTACTGAAAACACTATAATAAAAGCTTTAGAACTAGAGAAACAAATAGAGAGTGATATCAAGAGATTATGCGATTTGAGAGTAAGAGCTATAGGACTAATAGATAAATTGGACAATGATAAGTACAGGGTTGTATTGTCAATGTATTATGTATCAAATTTAACTTTTGAGCAGATAGCTGATAATACTGGTATGACATATCAATGGATTCATAAGCTACACGTCAGGGCTTTAAAATCTTTTGAAAAAATTATGAACAGTTGATAGAAGTTTATATTGGGTCTGTGTTATTATGTATATGTGAAAAGTTTAAAGCAAGTATACTTTTTCATAATCCTCCTTTAATGTATGGTATCGGGGCAGGCTTTTATTGATGTTTCCCTGCCCCAAAAGTTAAAGGATAGTCTACTAAATATTTTTCTTCTTGAGAGACAGCTTAACGGCTGTCTTTTTTGAATTAGAAAAAGTAGAGACGATTGAAGATAAGAGAGGCCGCATATGAGGTATGTGGCTTTTTTAATGCGTAAAATACGGACAGATGGGAAGGTGAGGTGAGTGAATGGGCAGGAAAACCTAATACCGTTTAGCGAACGAAGCAAGGAAGAAGCAAGGGAAAGCGGCAGAAAAGGCGGCAAGGCTTCAGGAGCCGCAAGGAGACGAAAAGCGGACTTGCGAAAGATAGCCGAGGGGATGATTACGGGCGATATATCAGAAAAGATGATTAAGTCGCTTATAGATATCGCTGCGGATCCGGGCAATAAGAATGCCGTATCTGCTTTCAAAGAAATTCGTGATTTACTTGGGCAAAATAAAACGACATTGGATAAGCAGGAGCAAAAGGCACGTATTGAGGCATTGAAAGCAAAGTCTGTGACAAGTGGTACTGAAGAGATTGACAGCTCATATGTTGATGCCTTGAAGGGATTAGCAGACAGGGTGTGGGATGATGAAAGCGGTTAAGAAAAATAAGCCTTTTAAATTTGTCCCGCCATCTAAAAAGCAATTAAAGGTTCAGACATGGTGGATTGCTGATAAAGTTAAAGAACATGACGGAATTATAGCTGACGGAGCAATCAGATCCGGAAAAACAATGAGTATGTCAATGGCTTATGTCGCTTGGTCAATGGAGTGCTTTGACGGTGAGAATTTTATCATAGCAGGTAAGACAGTAGGTTCTTGTAGAAGAAATGTTATCGGACCGCTTAAAAAGATGCTTGCAGCTCTGGGATATTTTGTACAAGACCACCGTTCAGAGAATTATCTAACTGTTAGCAAAAATGGTAGAGAGAATGAATATTTTGTTTTCGGTGGCAAGGATGAAGCATCACAGGATTTGGTGCAAGGTATAACTGCTGCGGGAGCATTCTTTGACGAGGTGGCATTGATGCCTGAATCGTTCGTCAATCAGGCAACGGGAAGGTGTTCTGTTGACGGCTCAAAGTTTTGGTTTAACTGCAACCCAGGTTCACCGTATCATTGGTTTAAGGTTAAGTGGCTTGATAAGATTTTAGAAAAGAACTTGTTGCATCTTCACTTTACGATGGATGATAATCCGTCATTATCAGAACATATAAAAGCCAGATACAGAAGTATGTATTCCGGAGTTTTCTTTAAGAGATATATCTTAGGACTTTGGGTAATGGCTGAGGGGCTTATATATGACATGTTCGACCGTGAGAAACATATGATAAAGCCTGAAGATATTCCGGCGATACAGCCTAACAGCTATTATGTTTCTTGTGATTACGGTACTCAAAATGCTACAGTTTTCCTGCTGTGGGGAAAAGGTTTTGACGGTATTTGGTACTGTATTAAAGAGTACTATTATTCAGGCAGAGACAGCGACATACAAAAAACTGATACAGAATATGCGGATGATTTAGAAGAATGGCTTAACGGTATCAAACTACAAAGAATTGTTGTGGATCCGTCTGCCGCATCTTTTATCGCGGAGTTAAAGAAGAGAGGCTACAGGGTAAAAAAGGCTGTTAATAATGTGCTTGACGGAATAAGGTTCTTTGCTTCACTGCTACAGGATTCAAAGGTTAAGATCAGTACAGAATGTGAAATGAGTTTAAAGGAATTTGCATCATATGTTTGGGATGAAAAAGCGGCAGAAAGAGGCGAAGACAAGCCGGTAAAGGTATTTGACCATGCAATGGATGCAGTAAGATACTTTGGATATACAATTATCAGAAAGCCTTCAGGCTTATCTGTTATGAAGTGAGGAAATTGATTATGGAATTAGAGATTGTAAAAAAACTAATACTTTCATATGCAGATGTTCATGCAAAGTATCAAGCTGATGCTTTAAAGGCGGAAAGATACTATAAAAACGAAACAGATATTTTGTCTGAACCTAAGAAGAAGCAGGAAAGAGTCGAAAAAGACAGAAATGGGGAGCTTGTTACAAGAGATATAGAACAGCCTATGAGGAATGCGGATAACCGTATTCCTTTTAATTTTCACGGATTGTTGGTTAACCAAAAGGCATCCTATTTGTTTACAGAACCGCCTGTTTTTGATATCGGAGCAGACAGCTCCAATAAGGTTTTGAGTGCTTTTTTGGGTGATAAGTATCCTAAGGTATGTAAGGATTTATGTATTGAGGCTTCCAACAAGAAAACAGGATGGATTCATGTGTGGAAGTCTGCTGATGACGGAAATTACAGATATGCTGTAGTGCCTTCAGAACAAATACAGCCGATTTGGTCAAAGTCTTTAGACAGAAAGCTGCTTGGTGTTTTAAGGGTGTACCATGAAATAGATGGTGACGGTAATGAGTTTGATGTTTATGAGCTGTGGAATGATAAAGAATGTGCAGCATACAGAGTTCTTGCAGGTAGAACGGTAAAGGAAGACTTAGAGATATATACTAAATTCTTTGTAGAAATCAACGGAATAAGTGAAGTATCTAATGAGTACTCACATGATGTAGGAGAAGTGCCGTTCTTTGCATTTGATAATAACAATGTGCATACAGATGACTTAAAAAATATAAAACCGTTAATTGACGTGTATTGTAAGATATTCAGCGGCTTTGTAAATGACCTTGAAGACATACAGGAAGTTGTATTTGTATTAACAAATTATGGTGGCACTGACTTGAATGAATTCCTGTCAGACTTAAAGTATTACAAGACTATAAAAGTTGACGGCGATCAGGGAGACGGTTCCGGGGTATCAACATTAACTATTGATTTACCGGTAGATGCCAGAGAAAAACTTTTAACTACAACCCGTAAATGTATATTTGAGCAGGGTATGGGCATTGACCCTGACCCACAGAACTTTGGTAACAGTTCAGGTGTAGTACTTAAATTCCTATACTCTTTATTGGAGCTTAAATCGGGATTACTTGAAACTGAGTTTAGGCCGTCATTCGGACGGTTTATACGGTGCGTATGCAGGATTTTAGGCATTCAAATCAAGGATGATGTAGTATTACAGACTTGGACCCGAACAATGGTTCAAAACGATCAGGAAGCTGCACAGATTGCAGGGCAAGCAGTAGGTATTATAAGCAATGAAACCATTGTTAGAAATTTCCCTTGGGTTAAAAACGCACAGGATGAGCTTGATAAAATCAAAGAGGAGAAGGCGGCACTTGAAGAATGCTATGACCCGTTTAAGGATGGTAAAGGCCTTGACGGTAAAAAGCCCGGAGAAGAATAATGAGAACGACTGAATATTGGCAATCCCGCTTTGAGGAAGTAGAGAAGAGGTGTCATAACAAGGGTGCAGTAGCATATAAAGAGATTGAAGAGCAGTACAGACAGGCACAAAGAGAACTTGAAAGCCAAATTTCAGTATGGTACCAGAGGTTTGCTAAGAATAACGATATCACTATGCAGGAAGCGAGAAGGCTTTTAACATCCGGGGAGCTTGCAGAGCTTAAGTGGGATGTCAATGAGTACATTAAGTATGGACAACAAAATGCCATTGACGGCAAGTGGATGAAGCAACTTGAAAATGCTTCTGCAAGGGCGCATATAAGCCGATTAGAGGCCTTAAAACTCCAATTACAGCAACAGGTGGAAGTCGCTTTTGGGAATCAGTTAGACAGCGTAGACAGTGCTATGAGGGCGGTTTACAGTATGGGTTATATGCATACTGCTTTTGAAATTCAAAAGGGTTTTGGAGTTGGACATAACTTTGCGATGCTTAATCAAACGCTTATTGACAGAATATTAAATAGACCTTGGTCGCCTGACGGCAAGAATTTTTCTGACCGTATTTGGGGCAATAAACAAAAGCTTATTAATGAATTAAATACAACTCTTACGCAGGGTATAATCCTCGGCAAAGACCCGCAAAAAATAATCAATGGGATGTCAAAGCGGCTTAATGTCTCAAAGACTAATGCAGGAAGACTTGTGATGACTGAATCTGCCGCATTTGCAAGCAGGGCACAGGAAGATTGCTTTAAGGAACTTGGAGTTGAAGAATATGAGATTGTAGCAACTCTGGACTCTCATACTTCAGAAATTTGCCAAGATATGGACGGCAAAGTTTTTAAAATGTCTGAAAGGCAAATCGGGATAAATGCACCGCCTTTTCATGTGTATTGTCGTACAACCACTGTCCCATACTTTAATGACGAGTGGAGTAAAAATACTGAAAGAGCCGCAAGGGATGAGAATGGAGATACTTACTATGTGCCTGAGAATATGACCTACAAAGAGTGGGAGAAGAAGTTTGTAAAAGAGCATGATAAAAATAATAGTGATGTTGTTAAACCAGACTTTAAAATAAAAAAGGCAAAAGATTCGAATGTTAGCAAAAATGAGGAAAGAGATACCTCTAAGATGGTCATTGGAGCAATTGATAAATTGCCGGAGAAAGTAAAAAAATCCCTTAATAATGTGGTAGTTGAGTACGGGCATAATGGAAGTTCCTGTGACATAGCCAATAAAATAATTCGTATCGGAATAGGGGCAGAAGAGGAAGATGTATTTCATGAGATGGGGCATTTGGTTGAAAATTATATGATGGATCCGAAAAAGGTGAAGGAATATAAGGAATCATTAGTTGCAGGACTTGGAATAAATGATATAATAAAAGTAACTTATGAGAATAGTATCGGCATTGACGAAGACATATATGTGCTGAGAGGAAAAAGCTTCGAGAGTGAGTATCAATCAAGACTGTATGTATCAACACCAGAGGAAGCAATAAATTTAGACGGTTCTATAAAAACAGAGGTTATGGTTGAAACTGTTTCAGAAGTTTTTAGAAAATACATGATTGGAGAAACATTGTCAGAGGAAGCGATAAAATTAATAGGAGGAGTTGTATAATGGGTTTGAAAGAAGAATTTATGAAAATAACTACCTACGAAGAGTGGGATAGGAGAAGAGATGAATTTAGAGAACTTGACGCAGGTGATACGGAGATAAGGAAGCATCTGAATGAATTATATCCTAGGCTACAGCACAGTATATATAATAGTAAAGGAGTTATTACAGAGGTATATCCTAAACCTAAAGAGGGTGAAGATCCGAAAAAAAGGAGATGGAGATGATTAAACACCAAATTAATAAATTGTTTTAGGCACCTAAACCAGGGTGCTTTTTTAATACACAAAAATAACTTAACAGAAAGGATTAAAGTTATGATGTTGGTAGAAATCAAAGGTAAGAAAAGTGAAGAGAGACTATTGACGACCAGCAAAATTGTTGCTGAGGTGTTCGAAAAAAGGCATGACCATGTATTGAGGGACATTGAAGAATTAAAACTCAATCTCCCCAACTTTGGGGAAATGTATATTGAGGACATTTATCTTGACTCCAAAGGTAGAAAGCAAAAGATGCATCTTATAAACAGGGATGGATTTAGTCTCCTTGTTATGGGGTATACAGGCGAAAAAGCTTTGAAATTCAAGCTTGACTTTATTAAAGCGTTTAATGCCATGGAGCAGGAGTTGAAACGCATATATGATGAAAGACAGCAGTGGTTAATTGAAAGAGAAAAGGGAAAGCTTGTAAGGCATATTCTGACAGACACTATCAAAATGAAAGTTGCAGAAAGCCCACATAAGAAATTTATGTATCCGAACTATACAAGACTGATTTACAAACAGCTGTTTGGTAAATCCTTTAAGGAACTACAAGAGCAATACGGTATAAAAGGCAAAGAAAGCCTGAGGGATTATCTTACAAGCGAAGAGCTAAAGGAACTGGAAGATATGGAAATGCTGATATCTTCACTTATAGGTCTCGGGTGGGGATATGAACGGATTAAAGATTTTATTATTATAGAAAAGACTAAGAAATTAGCAAGTTAAGCGTTTATCTAAGTAATGGGTATATGCTTTTTTATTGCCCTAAGCATGGCATAAAACCGCTTGTACGATTACACCGGCCAAGTGAATAAAAGGGCAATCCTGATACCGGAACTAACCGGAATAAAAAAGATAAAGGAGAAAATTTATGTTGGAATGGTTACAAACAATTCTTGAAGGTGCAAAGATTGAAGAGGGAAAGCTTGATGTAACAACGGTCATGAACACAGTGAAATCAGAATTTCCTAAGAATGCTGTACCTAAAACAGAATTCAATGACAAGGTAAAGGAACTTAAAGCGGCTGAAGGCACCATTGCAGAGCTGAAAAAGAATGCCGGAGATAATACGGAGCTTACAGAAAAGATTAAGAACTATGAAGAGCAAATAAGGACTATGCAGACGGAAGCAGCCAATACTGCTAAGAGCTATGCACTGAAAGCAAAGCTTACAGAAGCAGGTGCTTTGGACTCCGATTACTTAATCTATAAGCAGGGTGGACTTGATAAGTTTAACTTTGATAAAGACGGTAATCCTATAGGTATTGATGATGTGCTTAGGCCTTTAAGAGAATCTTTACCGCATCTTTTTAAAGCCGAGAGCAAGTCGAATGGATATGATCCTGCAGGCGGTAGCGGCTCAAGCGGTATAGTCAATCCTTGGAAAAAGGAAAGTTTTAACATGACCGAACAAGGAAGGATTTTGAAAAACGATCCTGTACAGGCTAAACAGTTGGCATCTGCGGCAGGAGTAACATTAAATATTTAAGAGAGGAATTAAATTATTATGGCAAACGGAACAACTTTATCAGATGTTATCGTACCTACACTATTTGACCCTTATGTAGTTAATAGGACTATGGAATTATCTGCATTATTTCAGTCGGGTATCATAACAAACAATGCAGAATTTGATGCACTGGCATCAGAGGCGGCACCTATACACAATATGCCATTCTTTGAAGATTTAACCGGTTCATCCGAGGATGTGATAGAGGGTAATGACCTCACAGCAAAGAAGATTAAATCTAACAAGGATGTATCTACCACAATCAGAAAGGCGAATATGTGGTCCGCTACCGACCTTTCTGCATCTCTTGCAGGTACGGATCCAATGGCGGCAATAGGAAACCTTGTGGCAGGATATTGGGCGAGAGAGAATCAGAGAATCCTTATAAAGATTTTATCAGGTGTTTTTGGCTCTTGGGTAAATGGAGGTACTACAGAAGTGCCTCTAAAGGATCATATTCTTGATATTACTACCGCATCAAGTGCGGCGGCAAAGAATATTTCAGCTTCGGCTTTTATTGACGCCTGCCAGCTTTTAGGGGATGCTCAAGGACAGCTTACCGCAGTAGCTATGCACAGTGCAACAAAAGCCTTTTTGAAGAAGCAGAACCTCATACAGACTGAAAGAGACAGCACGGACGTAGAGTTTGATGTATATCAGGGAAGAAGAGTAATTGTAGATGACGGATGTCCTGTTGACAGCGGCACATATACAACATATCTGTTCGGGCAGGGTGCTATCGCATACGGAAACGGCTCTCCTGTAGGATTTGTTCCTACTGAGATTGACAGAGATAAGAAGAAGGGTTCAGGAGTGGATTACCTGATTAACAGGAAGACATTTATAATGCACCCAAGAGGTATTGCATGGCAGAATCTTGAGAGGACACATATAGAGACACCGACAGAGGCGGAGCTTGCAAATGCGAAGAACTGGAAGATGGTATATGAATCTAAGCAAATCAGAATTGTGGCATTTAAGCATAAAATAGGTTAGTTAAAAGAGAGGACTGTATGGTATTGGAAGATTTGATTCGTTTGATAAACTTACAGTTACAAATGTTTGGTTATGCAGTCACAGAACAAGATAAGCCTGCTATAGAGTATCAAGCCGAAAAGGCTGCACAATATGTTTGCAATTTTTGCAATTTTAAAAAGTGTCCGGATGATATTCCGAGTACTTTGAAATTTGTAACAGTAGACTATGCTATAGGTGAATTTTTTGATTATAGAAAGACATTTGCTCCTGACACACTTTCTATGCTTAACCTTGATATGGCGGTGAAACAGATAAAAGCCGGTGATACGGATACTACATTTGCTGTAGATGACGGTTCAAAAACACATGAACAGAGGCTTGATGAATTTATCAATTATCTTACATCACATGGTAAAACAGAACTTATGAGACATAGGAGAATAAAATGGTAAGTGCGTTGGAACGGGCAAGAGTATTGGCAAGAAAAGCCATAGAAGATATCTATTTTACAAAGAAGTGTGATGTTATTGAAATGCAAAGTGTTCGTGATGAACAAACTAAAATAACAAGAACTGTAGAAGTAAAGGTGCTTGAAAATCAACCATGTAAAGTTTCATTCGAGAGTTTGAACACTGTTGGGCAAACAAGTACCGGAGCAATCAGCAAGCAAAGTGTTAAGCTTTTTATATCGCCCGATATCAAAATTGGTCCGAGATCTAAAATAGTGATAGGTTCGAACGCTTATAAAGCGAGTGGAGTACCTGCAGTATACACAGATACACATCAGGAAATTATGCTTGATATATTTGACAGGTGGGCATGATGGCTGTGATGGGCGGGTTTAGTGCTGCAGATTTAAAGAGATTACAAAAGCGGCTTAATGAAATTCGGGACGGTGATGTTGAAGCCTTTGTTGATGAATGCGCTAAGGAACTTGCAGCACGTCTTTTGGCTTCGGTTATCAAGCGAACACTTCCGGGAGATTACTCAAAAGAGGTTGAAGTTGTCGCAAAGAGAGATTCAAAGAATCATAAAAAAGGTGATACTTATACAAAGAAAGTAAATCCATCAGGTAAGGTGGGTGGCACTCTTAGACGTGGTTGGACTTCAAGTACACATGCGGATGCCGCAAACGGTACCGGAAAGGGAGATGCTAAAGCTTATGCGGAATCACTGACTGTAAACCACTTTGGAGGCATGGTCGTGATTGAAATTATAAATCCCGTTGAATATGCCAGCTATGTTGAATACGGACACAGGACAAGGAATCATAAGGGATGGGTAATCGGAAAATTTATGATGACAATTTCAGTGAAGGAGATTCAAAATATTGCCCCTAATCTGCTTGAAAGTAAAATTAAAAAGTTTTTAGGAGAGTGCATGAAATGATAAGTTCAATTATTGAAGGTATCAGTGTTGCTATAAATACTGAATTTGGAGACGGATATACAATTTATACAGAGAGTATAGAGCAGGGTTTAAAAGAGCCTTGTTTTTTTATATCCTGTCTTAACCCAACCAATAAAGTATTTCTTGGTGAAAGGTATTTTAGAACAAATCAAATGTGCATTCAGTACATTCCGACAAACACAAGCGTAGAAAAAGAAGAGTGCAATGCTGTTGTGGAAAGGCTTTTTAATTGCCTGGAATACATTACTGTAGAAGATGATCCGGTTAGAGGTTCAAAGATGAATTCTGAAATAGTTGATGGAATTTTAAATTTCCTCGTAAATTATGACTTGTTTATTATGAAATTAAAAAATGAAGAAGTCGCCATGAATGAAATATTAAAAAATGTTGCGGTGAAAGGAAAGGGTGAGTAATGGATATTGAAAAGGCTGAAAAAACGATTATTAATGAGCAACTAAAGTTTACAAAAGAACAGTTGCTTGAGAGCGACAGATTCAGAGATAGAAAAGATTTAGTATCTGCTATTTTGTCTGATGATGGAGATTACGCAATTGAATTTGTAGAAGAGCAGATTGAGAAATACATGAAAGGACAGGTAATATAGTATGGCTTTAGGTGGTGGTACTTTTATTAATCAAAGAAAAGAGTTGCCGGGTGCCTACATCAATTTTATTTCGGCGAATTCGGCTTCGGCCAATTTATCTGAGAGAGGGATTGCAACAATGCCTCTTGAGCTGGATTGGGGTATGGATGATGAAATTTTTGAAGTAAGTAGTGCAGATTTTCATGAGGATTCTTTGAAAATCTTTGGGTATGCTTACACGCAAGAAAAGTTGAAGGGTCTTCGTGACCTATTTCTAAATATCAAGACCCTTTATGCATACAAACTTACATCCGGTGGTGTAAGAGCAAGTAATACTTTTGCTGAAGCTGTCTACAGTGGTGTTCGTGGAAATGATATTAAGATATCAATTCAAAAGAATGCTGATGATTCGTCTAAGTTTGATGTAAAAACAATATTTGATACAACAGTTGTAGATACTCAAACGGTAACAGCAGCCGGAGATTTGGTTACGAATGCTTTTGTAAAGTTTAAGAGTGGAGCCACTCTTACTGTGACTGCCGCAACGCCTCTTACCGGTGGGACTAACGGTGCGGTAAGTGGTACATCTTATCAAAAGTATTTGGATAAGATTGAAGCATATTCATACAATACAATGGGTGTTGTAGTAAAGGATGATACTACAAGAGGAATGTTTAATTCATTTGTAAAACGCCTTCGTGAGGAGATGGGTGTTAAATTTCAACTTGTACTTTATGGGTATCCTTCAGCAGATTATTACGGGACAATAAGCGTAAAGAACAAAGTACTTGATACAGGATGGAGTGAGGCTTCATTGGTTTACTGGGTAACTGGTATATCTGCAGGTTGCGAAGTAAACAGATCAAATCAGAATAAGAAGTATAACGGAGAATTCAAAGTCGATACCGGATATACACAAAACGATTTGAGAAAGGCTATTAAGGCAGGAGAATTTGTCCTGCACAGTGTTGGTTCCGATGTGCGTGTGCTTGAAGACATAAGCACGTTGGTATCAATGTCGGAAGAGTATGGAGATGTATTTAAAGATAATCAGACCATAAGAGTGATTGACCAGATTGCCAATGATATTGCGGTTTTATTCAACACTAAATATCTTGGTGTTGTCCCAAATGATGCAGCAGGTAGAACGTCTCTTTGGTCCGATATTGTAAAACATCATGAGCAACTTGAGGAAATAAGAGCAATTGAGAACTTTTCCGATTCAGATGTTGTAATTACACCGGGCAGTACAAAGAAATCAGTTGTTGTAACAGATGCAGTCACCGTAGTAAATGCAATGTCAAAGCTTTTTATGACAGTTACTGTTGCGTAAGGAGGGAGTATAGATGCCTAATATAACAATGAAAGCAAGGGATACACTTTGTGCATCACTTGCGGAATGTTTTGTGACAATAGGAACACGCAGATATAATTTTATGCAGGCCATTAAGCTTGAAGCTAAGTTTGAAAAGAGTAAAACAGAAATACCAATTCTTGGTAAGACAGGAAAAGGGAATAAAACCACCGGATGGAAGGGAACCGGTTCGGCCACATTCCATTACAACACATCCATTTTTAGACAGATGATGGCTCAGTACAAGGATACAGGTGAGGATATTTATTTTGAGATACAGATTTCAAATGAAGATCCGACTTCAAAGGTGGGACGCCAAACAATGATACTTATAGATTGTAATATTGACGGTGGGGTGCTTGCTAAGTTTGATGCAGACGGAGAGTATCTGGATGAAGATATGGATTTCACATTTGAGGATTTTAAAATGCCGGAGAGGTTTAAAGACTTAGACGGTTTTCTTACAAATTAGAGTTCGGTATAAAAATCCTCTCATATATATGAGATATTATGCATGTATGAGAGGATTTGAAATAATAAAATAGAAAGGCAGATATAATAATGTCAAAATTCAGCAAGTTTATGAAAGCCAATAAGGCTGTGAAGGAGAATGCGACACACATTGTTACAAAGTATCTTTGTGATGAAAACGGTAAACCGCTTGAGTGGGAGTTCAGACATATAACATCTAAAGAGAATGAAGAGATAAGAGAAAGTTGTACTATTGAAGTGCCAATTACCGGAAAGCCTAATGTTTATCGCCAGAAGTTTAAAACAAGCCTGTATATACAAAGAATGATTGTTGCATCAATAGCTTCACCTGACTTGTATGATGCAGAGCTTCAGGATAGTTACGGTGTAAATAAGCCGGAGGACTTACTTATGGCAATGGTTGACGATCCGGGTGAGTATAACGACCTTGCAGCTTATGTACAGAAGTTTCAGGGCTTTGATACAACTTTTGAGGATAAGGTGGACGAAGCAAAAAACTGATAGAAGAAGGGGATTGGGAAGCGAATTATGCTTACTTTGCCCTTCTTAAATTACATATACTACCTTCGGTTTTCCTTGCCATGGGTGAGAGGGAAAAAGCTTTTGTAGTAGCGGCTATAAAGGTAAAAATTGAAAATGATAAGAAAAAAGAAAAGGAATTAAAACGCAAATCTAATAGGAAAGGAAGGTAAACGGTTGGCAACAATTCAAACGTCAATAGAATTACAGGATAACTTTACAAGAGTTTTGTATCAAGTAATTAATTCTGTGAATATGGGTCTGGTGGCAATGGAAGATCTGCACCATACAATGAATGCGCCTGTAGAAACGGCATCTATTGAAGCGGCAAGGGATTCAATAAACCGGGCTACTATAGCGGTTCAGGAACTTGATGCGGCTATGCAGGGTATCAGTAATCCGGAAATACCTTCCGTTCCTGTTGACATTCCGGTACCGGAATCTGCACCGACTCCTGCACCTGTACAATGGCAACCATATAGTGGTATTGAAGTATTTACTACTACAGGCATTGAAAGATTCAATCAGGAAGTACAAAGTGCAAATACTATGTTGAACACTTTAAATGCTACACAATCACGAATTGCACAGACAGCATCTCAATCTAATGTTTTGCCGCCTAATGCAATTAATGATATAAGCAGTATAGGAAGTCGTTTACAGACAATACAGGAACGTATTCAGCAGATAGAAAGCAATCCTATGAATATCGGCACTGCAGGAGCAAATGCGGGACTTGAACAACTTAGAGGGCAGCTAAATCAGGCAGTTTCAGAGCAGGAGAATCTAAACAGAGCTATAGAGGATATGGATGTAACTTCCGCGAATGAGGCGTATCAGAGACTTGCTCAGACAATAGGAAGTACGGAACAGTATATCAGAGATAACACTGATGAGCAGGGACAGTTTAACAGGACAATCAATGAGGGCTCAACAGGTGCCAATAATTTGATGAACTCTATAAAGGGAATGTTAATGGCATATGCTACTGTACAAACAGGTAAAGCTGTCTTAGGGTTATCTGATACATTAACTTCAACAACGGCAAGGCTTGATTTGATGAATGACGGCTTACAAACCACACAGGATTTACAGAATATGATTTTTCAGTCCGCTGAAAGAGCAAGGGGTTCATACCAAAAGACTGCAGATGCAGTGTCAAAGCTTGGAACTTTAGCGGGGAATGCATTTGGAAGTACTGCGGAAGTTGTAAACTTTATGGAACAGCTAAATAAGCAGTTCGCTATCGCAGGAACATCTACACAAGGTATTAATGCGGCAATGCTTCAGCTTACACAAGCTATGGGAGCCGGCGTTCTCCGCGGACAGGAGTTTAATGCTGTGTTTTTGCAAGCTCCAAACATCATGCAGTCAATAGCGGATTACCTTGGGAAGCCTATCGGTAAGTTAAAAGACCTTGCGGCTGAAGGTAAAATCACATCGGATATTGTAAAGGCCGCGGTGCTTGCTGCCGCAGATGAAACGAATGCGAAATTTGAAAAAATGCCAAAGACTTTTGCTCAAATTTGGAATTCATTTTCAAACTATGCTTTAAGGTCGTTTGAACCGGTACTAAAAAGGCTTAACGCTTTAGCAAATAGTGAAGGCTTTCAAACATTTGTAAACAGCGCAATAGGAGCAATGGCAACGGTTGCTGATGTAGTACTTAATATCTTTGATTTAATAGGGCAGGTTGCTTCTTTTACTGCAGATAATTGGTCATGGTTGGCACCTATTATTTATGGAGTGGCTGCAGCTTTGGCGGTATACTATGGCGCACAACTTGCAGAAAATGCAGTGTCTTTTATAAGCTATGGTATACACTTGGCAATGGCTGCGGCACAAATGATTCATTTAGCAGCAACAGGGGCCCTTACAGTAGCTACAGCAGCAGCGACCGCGACACAATATGGACTTAATTCGGCATTATATGCTTGCCCGCTTGTATGGATTATCATACTTATTATTGCTGTGATAGCAATAATATTTGCCGTTTGTAATGCAATAGCCAAAATGACAGGTATTGCAAATACAGGATTTGGAGTAATGACAGGCGGTATTAACGTTGTAATTCAGTTTTTCAAGAATTTAGGCCTAACCGTAGCAAATATTGCGATAGGAATAGGAAATGCTATCGGAGCACTTGCCTCAAACATGATGACCGCATTTAGCAATGCAATATCAGGTATTCAATCATGGTTTTATGATTTGTTATCTACAGCATTATCTGTAGTGGCAGGTATTTGCGAAGCTTTGAATAAGTTACCTTTTGTGGAGTTTGATTTTTCAGGGATAAGCAGTGCAGCTGATGACTATGCCGCAAAAGCAAGTGCAGCTGCAGGAAATACGCAAAGTTATACAAGTGTATCAGATGCATTCAATAGTGGAATGTCTACATTTGACGCGTTCAAAGATGGATGGGCTTCAGATGCCTTTAGCGCAGGTGCAAGCTGGGGTGATGGAGTTGTGGATAAGGTTTCCGGAATGATTAAAGGTGTACTTAATCCGGAAATGCCAAGTATGGGAGCTCCTTTAGGTATCGGTGATATACCTGAGTTGGGGGATATAGCAGGAAGTGCAGCCGATACGGCAGGAAACACAGGAGCTATAAAAGACGCAATGGATATCACGGAAGAGGATTTAAAGTATCTTCGCGATATCGCAGAGCAAGAAGCTATCAACAGATTTACAACGGCGGAAATCAACATTGAGCAGACAAACAATAACCACATCTCCAACAATGGTGACCTTGACGGAGTGCTGTCAGGTCTTACAGATGCGGTATACGAGGCGGTAGATATAATAGCGGAAGGAGCACATTAAGATGGGAAAAACGGGATATGATTTTTATCTGAATAAATGCTTGTTGCCTATTGCTCCGGATAAGCTTCAAATCAAGATAAACAATGGAAATTCAAAGGTTACTTTGATTGATGAAGGACAAATCAACATACTTAAAAAGGCAGAGTTAACGGATATTGAATTTGATTGCATTATACCTCAAGTTAAATATCCTTTTGCAAGTTACAAAGGAGGATTTAAGGGAGCTTCTTACTTTCTTGATTATTTTGAAGAATTAAAAGCAAGTAGGAAGCCTTTTCAATTCATTGTGTCTCGTGTAATGCCGAGCGGTAAGGTGCTTTTCTCAACCAATATAAAAGTGTCACTTGAAGAATATAAGATAGTAGAACAGGCCAGCGAAGGCTTTGATTTGGTAGTAAAGTTTAAACTTAAACAGTATAAAGAATACGGAACAAAAACAGTAAGTATTAAATCTTCAGAAAGTTCAAGCACTGAAGCTCTAAAAGCAACCGTTGAAGAGCCTAGATCAACAGAGAATGCTCCTAAAGGAGAGTATAAAGTGGGTGATATTGTGAATTATCATGGCGGAACTCACTTTTACACTTCTTACGAGGGGGCAAAAGGTTATCCGGCAAGGGCAGGAAAAGCGAGAATAACTATTGCAAACGGTAAGGGTAAGGCGCATCCATGGCACTTAATACATGTTGATTCTACTTCCAATGTATATGGTTGGGTTGATGAGGGAACTTTTGATTAAAGGAGTATAGATGGATATAGAACTTTTGATATCAGATCCTTCAGGAAATAAATCGTATATTCCGGTTGTTGAAGAAGGTATTGAGTGGAGTACAGAAAGAAGAAGCACTCCCGGCAAACTAACTTTTAAGATAATAAAGGATGATATTATTGATTTTAAAGAGGGTGCAACAGTTAGATTAAAGGTAGATGGAAAAGAGGTATTCTTTGGTTTTGTGTTTACAAAGAGACGTGATAAGAATCAAATTATATCTGTAACAGCCTATGATCAGCTTAGGTATCTAAATAATAAAGATACATATGTATATGAGAATAAGACAGCCGCTGAATTTATTAAGATGATAGCAACAGACTTTAACTTAAAAACAGGTACTTTGGAAGATACAAAGTTTAAAATTGCTTCCAGAGTAGAAGATAATACATCCTTATTTGATATGATTGAAAATGCTTTGGATTTAACATTGCAAAATACAAAAGAAATGTTTGTAATGTTTGATGATTTTGGCAAGATTACACTTAAAAACATTGCATCTATGCGTGTAGGTGAAGAAAGCGCATATCTGTTAATTGATGAAGAAACAGGAGAAAACTTTGAATATTCATCAAGTATAGATTCTGATGTATATAACAAAATAAAGTTGTCATATGACAATGAAGATACGGGAAAAAGAGATATCTATATTGCTCAAGATGGTACACATATGAATGAATGGGGAGTACTGCAGTATTTTGATACGCTCTCTAAGGGCGAGAACGGACAAGCAAAAGCAGAAGCTCTTTTAAAGCTTTACAACAAGAAAAGCAGAAATTTAAAAATAACAAATGCAATAGGGGATACAAGGGTAAGGGCAGGAAGTCTTGTAGTTGTATCTCTTGCATTAGGTGATGTGAATTTAAAGAACTTTATGCTGGTTGAAAAGGTTAGACATACATTTAAGCTGGATCAGCATGTAATGGATTTGACACTTAGAGGAGGTGAGTTTGTTGGCTGATGCAGTTGAGTTTGTAAAGCTTGTTAAAAAAGCTGCTGTTGAGGCATATGAAGCCACAAAGCCGGTACAAGTCTGTTTTGGAAAAGTAATAAAAGCCTCACCACTTGAGATTATAGTGGATCAGAAACTGACTCTTGGTAAATCTCAACTTGTGCTTGCAAGAGAGGTTACTGATTATACAACAGAGATTACTGCTGACGGTGAAAAGAAGAAGATAACTATTCACAATGGGTTGGTTGTGGGTAATGAAGTTATTCTTTTAAGGCAGCAAGATGGACAAAAATATATAGTGGTGGATAGAACGGGATGATACCTTCAGATAAAGGCTTTTTAAGTCAAAATTTTGAGATAGAAGAAATACCAACCTACACATATAAAATGATATCTGACAACAACAGAATACAAGGGTATACAGACAGCTTGGATGCAATGAAACAGGCTATCTTTAAGATTCTTTCAACGGAAAGATATCAACATCAGATGTACTCTTGGAATTATGGGGTTGAGCTGTTGGATTTGTATGGAGAACCTGTTTCATATGTGTGTCCTGAGTTGGAGCGTAGAATTACAGAGGCTCTTATATGGGACAAAAGAATTAAGAGTGTTGATAATTTCGAATTTGATACATCGGAAAAAGGTGAGATACGTGTAAGCTTTGTTGCGCACACAATATTTGGAAATATAGATGCAGAAAAGGTGGTGAATTTTTAATGTATGATGTAACTTTTGATGAAATTCTTGAACGAATGATTTCAAGAGTGCCAAACAGCTTTGATAAAAGAGAAGGTTCCATTATATATGACGCACTTGCGCCTGCTGCACTTGAACTTCAAAGGGTATATATAGAATTAAACTCTATATTATCAGATGCCTATGGTGATACCGCCTCAAGAGAATATCTTATTTTGAGATGCAAAGAACGAGGAGTTATTCTGGAGCAGGCAAGTAAAGCACTGCTCCGTGGGAAGTTTACACCTATAGGAATTGATGTAATAGGGAAAAGGTTCAATGTAGATGAGTTAAATTACGTTGTTATCAGAGCTTTGACGGATTCTGATGGAGGCTATGAAGTGCAGTGTGAAACCCCTGGTACTATAGGTAATAGGACTTTTGGAACAATGATTCCAATTGAGTATATACAAGGCCTTGAAACTGCAGAACTTATAGAGGTACTTATTCCGGGTGAAGATGACGAGACTACAGAGCATTTAAGAAAAAGATACTTTGACAGCTTTAAAGAGAGTGCATTCGGTGGCAATGTTAAGGACTATATAAATAAAGTAAATGCTATTTCGGGTGTAAGTGCCACAAAGGTAAAAAGAGTATGGAATAATGACATTAATCCTTTGGAATTGATACCTACACAAAAAGTGGTGGATTGGGCTAACGGAGTTGGAATGAAGTCAGATCCGGAAGTTTCCAGGTGGTTGACAGCAGCTATTAGTGCAGGAAAAGAGAAAAAATTGACTGTTGGAGGAACTGTGCTTTTAACAATTTTAGGGTCGGATTTTAATGTAGCATCTAATCGGCTAATACAGACTGTACAACAAGAAATAGATCCGACTGATGCTCCGGGAGAAGGGTACGGACTTGCACCTATAGGACATATAGTTAATGTGAAAAGTGCGAGAGGAGTTGAAATATCTGTAAAAACTGAGATTACTTTTGAAACCGGCTATAATTGGTCTAATTTACGTAATTCTATGGAAGAAGCTATTAAAGGATATTTATTGGAACTTTGTAAATCATGGGCGAATACTCCATTTTTAGTGGTAAGAATAGCACAGATTGAAACAAGGCTTTTACAAATAAAAGGCATTGTGGATATTGGCAATACAACAATAAATGGAGTTGATAAAAATCTGATATTGGGTGAGTATGAAATTCCCGTGTTTAAGGAGGTAAGAGAATGAAAAGAAATGTAAATCTGGTGTCATACTTACCTTCTTTTTTAGCGGAATTTAAAGAGAATATCGCATTGTTTGATGCGGAAAATCCGGAATTTGATTTTTTGTGGAAATCTTTTGATAGGATTTTAAAGAATGAATATATAAGTACTGCGGATGAGCATGGGTTATTGAGATTTGAAGATATCGTGGGAATAAAACCACTACCGGATGACACTCTTGAATCAAGAAGATCAAGAGTATTTTCGAGGTGGTTTAATCATATTCCTTTAACACTGAAAGGCTTAAAAAAGAGATTGGCTTTAATATGTGGTGAGCAAGGATACAGCGTTACAATAAAAGATTATGTAATCACTATAAGTGTGTATACAAGATTTGACAGCCAAAAAGAGGAACTTAAGCAGCTTATAAATGATGTAATACCGGCAAATATGTTGCCTTTGCTTATATATGAAAAGGCACTGAAATTTGAAATATATAATGCAGGCATTATCAGCGAAGCAAATATTTTTAATATAAGGCAGGTGAGTTAATGGCTTGGAATGGAATGACACTTACTACAAGTGGAAGAAGGGCATTGAGCAAGGCACAGGCAGAAGATGCATTAAAAATTCACTCAATAGCTATAGGGGATGGTAATCCTCCCGCAAATTTTAATTCTGTAGAAGGGCTGATAAGTCCGAAATTTGAAATTACAGAATTGTCAATAGATATAACAGATACAGGATGTGTTATAACGGGTGACTTTCCTAAAGTGAACTATGACTACTACTTTAGAGAACTTGGTGTAACAGTGGAAACATCCGGAGGTATAAAACTGTATGCATATGATAACTGTGGTTCGGATGCTGAATATATAGTAAATACAAGTACTATAGAAAGTACCTCTAAAAGAGTACGAATTGAACTTATATTTTCAAATATCAGCAATGTTACTGTGTCTCATCCAAGTGTCCTATACGTTTCATGTGAGGACTTAGATAATAAGGTGAACACTTTAAAAACCAAAGTGTACAAGGATTTGGAGGAAAAGTCGGATAATTTACAGGAACAAATTAGTAGGTCGAACAATACAAGAAATATACAGGTTAGGGCATCTAATTTCACCACTCAAGGACCTTACACACAGCGTATAGATGTAGCAGGAATCAAGAGTACAGATGTGCCTGAGATATCTCTACTGATACCTGACGGTATTACGGATAGCGCAAGAGTAAAAGCTATAAAAAAGGCTTGGAGTTGTGTAGACAGGATAGATACATATGATGGCTATATAGTGATAAGTTGCTTTGTAAAAAAGCCTGAAACCGATATCTTACTGCTTATGAAGGGGGTGTAATATGGCACAGGCAATACTTTTAAGAGGTGGTGCAGGAGGAGTATCATCTGATGATGTGACAGCCGGCAAAGCTCAAGTTTTACAGGGATATAAGACGGTCACTACCGACAGTGAAGACGAAGTTGTGGAAGGAACAATTCAGGTAGTAGATACAGCTCAAGATAACTATAGTAAAACAAGGACTACTGAATATGGGTTGGACAAAAATAGAAATACTTTCTACATGCACTTACCACAGCGTAGTGCATACTACACTAGAAATGACAATACTCCACATGTAGAAGTAGATGCAGATGTTTTAGGAAATGCAAGCCCCAATCAAGTGCTGTCAGGAGCTACGGCTACAAGTAAAAACGGTGTAAATTTTCAAGGTAGTTTTCCTGTTACCAGTGATGCCGATTCAATGGAGGAACTTTGGTACTATAACGATCATGGCAATGATAGTTATGTAACCCGTATCCCGGAAGCGGCTTATATAAGGTATTGGAATGCGGACAGAACGCAGAGCTGGAATCCATGGATACGAATAAAAAGAACCTTGATAAAAAGCAGTATTAATTATCACCCTGAATTAACTATAGACACTATAACCACTTTAGGCGAACGGGGTCAAATCTCGGATAGAGGAGAAAGTGCGGGTGTAAGCTATTACCAGCTTAGGGAAGATAATAATGGTAGATTATATGTACTTTTTAAAAATGGGTGGTATCACAGAGCACCATGGACTGACCCTCAAGGTCATACTCATGAGGCTTATCTTTATCTTACTTATGAGCAATTAAAAAATCTGTTTGGGATTGACGGGTCTAAGATGTTACAGGGGCACAATGTGGCAGGCGTACTCGGCCAGATAGTGTCACATCCGAATGAAAATATGGCGTTAGAAATAGTCAATATTAACTGGACAAATCCTAAAAAATTTGGATTTAGATTTAAGCAAGGCTATTATCCCAATGCCGGTCAATATCCTCCTATCGTAGAAGTTAATTACGGAGATTTAGCCAGTGCTTTAGGAATTAGAGCCGATAAGATGCTCAATGATATAAATATATTGGGTATTCAAGGTGCTATCCCTTACTGGGTATGCCATACGGGTGATGTAATAAGTGCTGTAAATAACGAAGGGTTTGTCTGGGATGATACCTATGCAGGCCGTGGACGCGGGATAGTTGTAAAAATAGCAAATGGGCATGTTTTAGTAGGTGCAAACTATGCTTTTCTACCATCACCAAACCTATATCCTCAAAATGTTGTAAAGGGTATCAATATCAACGGCGTTACAGGCACAAGAGACTTTGTAGATCACGTAACAGAGTATACGGTTACAGCAAGTTTAGGAATTGATACGTCTAATCGTGAACAAGTCATTTCCTTAGGTAATGCCTATTCCGGAAGCCAAACTGTGTTTTTTGCAGTATATCTTGTAGGAGATGACGTTTATGACGGATTTGTCCGTAGGGATATGGGAAACGGCAGATATCTTATTGGACGAATACCTGTAAGTAAAAATGACAGTAATCTTATTGGAACATATGTGCGAAACGTACCTATACAGATCGAAATCATAAGGGATGGAGCAGGCAATATAAGTCTAGTTCATCACGGACCTAACCAAATATTAGGAGTTACTAATATTATGGTTACTATTTATGCCCATAGTTCAGCGTCATTTAGTTTCTGATTTTCTAAGAAAGGAGAATGTTTTATGAAATATACAGTTTTTTACAAGCCCGATGGTACGGTAATAGCCATAGCTCCAGAGCAGTTAGATATAGAAACCATCAAGATAGGAACATTTGAAATTCCTGATGGAAATGTCATTGACAGTATAGACACAAGTAAAAAGGATCACATGGCAGTATCGCATATAACAGCTATGACAAATGCGGCAGAGCTGGCAGCTGTAAAAAAGCAGACCGAACTTATTTCATCAAGTCTTGCAGAGCTGACAGATTTAGTTATGAGGAATGCATAGAATGTTTTTCTATATATTAACAATTTTATTTTCAAGAAAGGAAAGAAAGTATATGTTTGAGAATTTAAGTATTTTGTATGCACAGCTAATTATCAGAGGCAAGAGGATTTTTAAGAGTGTACCTGCTAAGCTAAAGCCTTATGTAAAGCAGGCATTGATAGATTTGGATGCCGGAGAGTTGGCGGTAGAGGATGAAGCTCCGGCAACACCTTCTAATGCAAACTAACTTTATATGGCAAATATAAAAATATGTGTAAACTCTATTAACAAATATAATTATATGCGTTATTGTATAGTCATAAGGAGGTAAGAAATGAAAAGTTACTCTGACGGGGGCTTTACTCTTGGNATCCTGCTATATTTACATATGAGGACGGAAAAGAGATAGCAGTAACCTTTCCTGACTTAGATTGTGCTACAAGTGGTGAGGACGAGAAAGACGCACTTTTATCTGCCAGAGATTTACTGGGATGTGTACTTAACGGACTTGAAGAGGACGGAGAACCTATAC